AACAAGAAGAGTGGGATAGAAAGGATAGATGACATAAGGAACCATCTTAGTATACATCTTATCAAAACTTGCCAAATTGATTAGGTAGTTCTGAATATAAGTGTTGATATCACTAATTTTAACATAGGTAGAAAGTAGAGTGGTCAACGTAGATATATCATCTACTGCTTTACAGAGGACATTAATAACTTCCTGAAGAATGATATGAGTGCCATCCCCTGGATCAGATGTAAGACAAGTACCTATGGTATAGTCTCCTTCTATAGCCTCTACTCTTGCTATTTCTGCAGTAAGAACTGTTTCAATATCACAGGTTGCTCTAATGATAGCTGTAAGAACCTCTACTAAGGTAGGATCAGTAGGAAGATATCCTTTTACAATATCACAAACATATCCTGTTTCAATTACAGGAAATATACCTGTTCCATTATATACAGTGACTAGATAATCAGTAATAGCTTTTTCAACTGCTTCAAGAGGATCACCCTTTTCAATACCTAGAAAGTCAATATCATTTCCTGTGTATTTTACACATTTATCTGAGGTGGTTTCCACACACCCGTTAAAACAATTTGTGCATCCCATTGGTTTATATATTAAGATGTTTTATTTATAGTATTAGTTTGGATTATTCTCCATTGTTGTAGTAGTAGTGGTAGTTACAGAACGAGTAGTTGTTGTTGTTGTAGTAATAATAGTATAATTGTCCACACCACTACAGCCCTTACAGATGGATCCAGCAGTAAGACGATTTACCTTGCTAGCTATTTCGTCTACACTATAGTTGTCACAATAGTCGGAGTTTACATGCTTAAAGGTAAGAATTCTTCTGTAGTTCAGCAAATCAATTATTGTAGTTGCTGAAATAGAATTATTTAGCATAAACACTACATTTCCATATAAGGCAGATCCAAGGTTTATCAGCTTACAATCTATCTTACATAAAAGTATAGAGATGTCAGTACACTCTGAACAAGTGGTAAGTCTTGGTTGTAACATTGGTTATTCCCTTCTTAATTTTTCTACACGTTGAACAAAGTCCGTTAACTAGTTGACATCCACACGATACCTTCTTTCCACATCCACGACAGATATTTTTCATATTAATTAGATTTGAAAAATAAATTTTTAGTATGTCTATATTTACCAGAGATTACTCGTGATTGAGTATTTCGCCTTTTTGATAAACTTGTACTACTCCCTACATATAGTTTATTATTTACAAGATTTGTTATCTTATAAATTCCTGTCGACATACTATGAAAAGTTTATAATATAATTGTTTCCTGAACATCCACAATCTGCTGATATAAAAGAATTCAGCATTTTGTCTGCCTGAATATAAAGCTTGGTTGCTCCTACAACAGCACAGTTATTTGCTGATGCTATGGATGCTTGTATGAAGAAATAGATACTCATCAAATCTACCTTGGCTTGTTTCTTTATAGCCTTATCACATTCCATCATATCAAGTTTCATGAAAGCATTATCAAACTTCTGTTGAAGTTTATCTACTCTCATAATCCTTTTTGTAACAGAGGCTACTGTTTCTCCATCAATCATATAGGAGATACAATAGTTTCCATCAGGAAGAGGTTCAGCTGTTGTTGATATACCTAAATCCACTGAGTCATAAATATTTACAGTTTCAGTAGTGAAAGGTAAATCTGTCACTGTGTCAAATCCTGGTACCTCTATAGTAAGAGTAACTGAGGGAGGAGCACCACTATACACTGAGTTGTCAACGACAGCCAATGTAGTAAGATCATATGTGGGGATGATTAAAATATCTATGATATCTGCCATCGTTATTTATTTAAAACAAACGCCAAGAGGATCTGAGGGAGAATCCTCTTTACCTCTTGGCGTTCATTACGGATTAAAAAATTTATTAGACTCCGCTAGTAGTTGTGGATGTCGTAGTGACACAAGTACCACTTTCATTAACAGGAGTACCAAGAGCTGATGTAAGTATAGTAGAAACAACACCTGCTTCAGTACTTCCTTTCTCAACAGCAATGATCACCATATTATCTTCAGGAACATAATCCCCCCAATTCTGAGAAGATTTGTCAAAGTCATTGAATTTAATATAGTAGGTATCATAGACAGTTCCATCGGTAACCCAACTTTCATAATTACCGTTATATCCCATCATCCTATACAGATGTTTCAGATATCCAGCCTGATAGCTGTAGAAGTTCTTCTCCATCTGTTTGATTTCCTCAGAAGTTCCTTTTGCATAATTGGAATTCTGAATAGTTGTAGATACAGCTACGATATTGCAGGCATCACTAACAATGAAATCAGCAGTAGTAGCAGGTCCACTATAAACAAATGTTCTGAACCACATCCTGTCATATTCAAATGGAAAAGCAGCAACATCACAAGGCTGACCATATTTGGTAAGAGCTTTACCTTCGATCAGTAATGATGTACCTGTATTGGTGAAAGTGAAGAACTGTGACAAATAAATATTGTCAGGATTGCTCCCTGTATAAGTATCATCAGGAAGATAACTAGGAGCGACTGCTTCTAGTTTTTCAATGAAAGCATCAATGAGATCTTCCACATCAACATCATCACAAGGACTCTCACCACATTCGCAGCAAGGAGCAATGACAGTGACACTGCGTGTTAATCCATTGAAATAGAGTGTATCAAGATAACTTGAATGAGCACGAATGGTTAAAGTAACTTCGTCTCCACATTTAGCAGACCAATCATCAATTTCGATGATCTGATTAATTGGAGTGGCACAGCCTGTCACCTTATAAAATTCAGTAACATTGCTCTTGCAGTAGGTTGAAACACAACCTTTTATTTTATCAGAACGTTTACTGCCCTGTAAGTAGGTATTTGTTCTACCTTGGGCAACATAGAAGTAGTCAGCCTGTGCAATGGTAGGCGTTGTAGCCTGTGTTACAAGTTTGTAATCTTGGTTAAAGAATCCAACTTGACCAGCAGTTAAAGCCTGTGTAGATCCTGTGCTAGGAAATGTTTTCCCAACAGGTACTACAAACAGAGTAGTCAAAGAAAAATCAGCCATTTTGTTTTGGGTTTTAAGGTTAATAATTATTCACTTTTTTGTATTCTACTTTGAGCTGTACTCATTGCTCCAGCATTTTCAGTATATCCTGCGATATCCTGTACAGCTAAATCAACAAGTTCATCTTCCAAGTAATTTTTTAATTCACAATCTTGATCTACAGAACTGGTTCCATCCAACTTTACATATCCTGCCTTATCTATGTATTTTGGATATCTCATGTAGGACAGATAGAGTTTTGTAGGTGTAAATGTTCCATCTGTAAAGATGGCAATTTCATCAGAGGCTATATATGTACAGGTTTCCTGATATTCAAACGAGGGTTTGTAATGAACATTGTTTAATACAAACTGAAGATCACCATGACTTAACAAGTCTCTATTGATCCATATCTGATGATCCTTACATTTTCCCTTATCAGCAAGAATATAAGCATCGACATAGAACATGTATGCAGGAGATATGCCTGACAAAGAAGCCACCCACTTATGTAATTGTTTATCTGTAAGTGTGAGATTGAGAGGATGATCTTCAAAGTTTTCTATAATCTTTTGCAGATCTTCGTATCTCTTTCTCGTTGAATCCATTCCTACTCCAGCAGGACTAGGAGGACCATCCACCTTTTGTTTAATCAGTTTTAGTTGTGCCTCATTTAAGGCTAATATCTTATCTTCCAATTGAATCTGCTGATGCTCGTTTGTGGATAGCTTATTTAGTTTCTGATCTATTTTATATAATAAACTATCTACGGGTATCATACGGCAGCAAGTTTCTTCATTTTAAGTTTACCTTCTAATGTCATCAAATCATCCTGATGATCATCATCTGCAAGATATTTTACAAGTTCATCTTCATCTGTAGCCACTTCAGATTCTCCTTCATAGATTTTACCATTTGGTTTCACTCTATATATAGAGAGTTGAATTGCTTGTTTAATTTCATCTTTTATATGGAGTAAGTTTTCTTTCATGTCAGCAAATCTGTTAAACACCTCAACAGTTGACAAGCCTTGATAAGTTCCAGATTTGAATTCAGTTTGCTTAAGAATATTATCCACCTGATTGTATACTGATTCTTCAGTGGTGCTGTCTGTGACAGGAAGTCCCAAGAGCCTAGCTACCTTCTTCTTCTTATCAGGAGTCATGCTGTCAAACTTTGAAATTGCTTTGTTGATAAGTACTTTCTTCTTAAACATTACAACATTCTCAATATCATCATCTGCAACATAGAACTGCGTTTCAGCAGGAAAGTCTCCTCTCTCCCATGCCTGATAACTACTGGCAATGGTAGGATGTACTCTTAACCAAGAAAAGGCAAGTTCCTGAAGTGGAGAGTTAGTATCAAAATAGTTATCTCCATCCATCAACTTTACCGGCTGAACATGAAGACTATCATCAGTTGATGTAGAAAGACTATAGTTCCAAAAAGGAGCACGAACACCAAGATCAATTCCTCCAAGAGCAGCTTGTAATTTTTCTTTTAATTTGCTTACTCTGGTTTGTTCAATTTCTCTTTCGGTGGGATCACTTATCCGTTTAATGTAGGCCGCATCTTTATCAAGTCCTGTCCTATATTTCCCATCCATTTCCTTATAAGGATATTTGAATACACCTGTTCCGGGAATACGTGTAAGTCCTTTTTGTGATAATCCTCCTTGCATTGTCTGTAATCCGCTAACTGAATAATCTTTCTTGATAGTGGAAATCTTGCCAATTTTACCCATATAATGTAGTTATTAGTTTAAATTCAAAAAGAAGAAGGCTCCCTCAATAGTTAGAGGGAGCTTTCTTAATATTTAAAATTGTGGTATCTCTTCAATAAGAACTGTACGAGACAGATCTTCTATGAAGATATCACAACGGTCTTTCATCCAGAGTTCATATCCCGGGAATTTATTTGCTGAACTCATACCCTGAGATTTTGCAAATCCCAAGTGATGGCGAGTTCCATCTATATATCCCCAAGTCATTGAAGGAGCACCCTGCATTCTCACTTCACGAATATTATTAACCATAGAACCATCACTCATTGGAGAGACATCAAACACCATGAATACAGGTGTGGATTTCTTATTCTGACCAAATTCAAGATTGCTCTGTGGCAGGTCAAGTTCTTTCAGATGGATGAGTTCTACCCTTCCAGTTTCACGAGTAACCATTGCATCAAATGCGAAGTTATAAGTGATATGCTGACCTTCACCCTGCAGATAACGATTTCCACTATCAGCCATGAATGTCAAACCAGAATTGAGAGCATCATTCTTAAGAGCCTGCTGGAATACATCAAATCCTGCTTCATTGGTATACATCTTTACATGACGGTCTTTTACATCAACACGTCTGTAGAACAAATCACCAAATACAGAACGAATAAGATTTGCAGAGAATTCTCCCCTGTTATACTGAACAAGGTTTCCATTCATACGCATCCTATGGTATACACCAGCTGAGGTACGTTTAAGTTCCTGCTTGCTACCACCTGTTTTCACAGTACCTGGCTTACTCCAAATCATACGCTTGACTTTCAATTCAAGCATACTCTTACGCATCCAGAACTCAATAAAGGGTTCCCATTTAATATCATTACGGGTGAGAGGAAGCTGGTTCCTGCGCTGAGGAGCATAGACCAGAATATCAAGAGGTTTGCCAGAGGCATCTCTCATCATCTTATCATCAGCCCATTCAGTAATCTTGTGTTCAAAACCATAAGCTGAACCCAAGGATTCAAACATCATGATTTTTTCACCAAGACGAGGAAGACCAAGAAGATCCTGATCAAATTCACCAATCACTCCATCAATGAGTTCAAGTTCAACTCCTATCTGAAGGAAGGTGCTGCTAACATAGTCAATGACAGGATTGTCACTTACAAGAGTAAATGAATAAAGATAACCCATGTTATAAGGCATAGGATCTTTAATAACATAAAAGCGAGGGCCATACTGACGAGAACCTACAGATACAATTGCATTTTTAGAGAACTCATTAGTGTCCAACACTAGTTGAAATTCCTGACCATCAATTCCTGGCTTACTTAAAGCTACTGTAGAAGCAGGAATGTCAATGATTTTTGGGAATTTGTAAGGAACCTGTACTTCCCATTTCCAAGCATCGCTGTTATTGTCGATGTAGTAGGGAGTACTTTTGTTGATCATATCAAGGAAGTCATTGCTGTAGAGAGAACTCTGTGTATAGAGACTGATAATTTTTTTATCATAGTCTGCAGGTTCTGTACTGTGAAATGATTCCAAATGATTTGCGTCTGTTAATTTACCTACTGCTCGCTTGTCCATAGAGGCCACACGAGAATAGACGAAACCAGTTAAACCGGGAACTGTTTGAATAGCCATTTTGTTAGTGTTAAGGTTAGATTATTTATTTTAAAAACCATGAATTCTCTTTTGTTGATCCACTATTAGTTACTGTCTTATTTTTAACCACTTGTTTTGCAGTTTCACTAAATATCTGATCAGTTCTTTTTGTAATACCAGATTTTTGAATGACAGATAATGTGGGATCCTTTTCCATTATTTTTAAGAGAAGACCGAGTTTAACCTTATTTGCATGATTCTCAGGACGCTTTAACTCCAAAATAGCACGATCAAAGTCGGTGAGAGTTTCTCCAGAAGAAGTCTTCCATTTATCCACCAATAAAAAATCTTGTAGTTCGTTTGCTAATTTGGGGTTGATTGGTATTCCATCAAACTCCTTGTTCTTTATTTTTTCCTGCAGAATAGTCTGCACATTATTTATATACTGATTCTTGATGATTGTCTTTTGTTTCAACTCTTGTTCAGCTTTTTGTTCTATTTGCTGAAGTTTAATTGCTTCTTTTTTCACCAATACCTTGTGATGTTTAGCAGCAACTGTTTCAAGATCACCATAGTTTTTAAGTCTTTCTATTTCAGTAACAACATCTTCTGCTTCAAGTCCTTGATCTGTAAGAGCCTGACGAACAACAGTTTCTTGATTCTGTTCCTTCGTCATATCCATTTGTGCATAATCCACTACAGCATTATACGCTGCAAAGTATTCTTTAGGATTTGCTCCTTTTACATAAATGGCATCGAATGCATTTTGATAGTCTTCACCAAATTGCCCAATGAAGTTGTGCAATGCTTCTGTTGCTCCTTTTTTCTTTTCATTCTGAAACTTCTCAAGAAACTCTTCAGCAGATGTAATTGGAACTTCTTGTTCGTCTTCATCATCCTTCGTAAATACACCAAGTTTATAAAGATCATTTGAAAGAGCAGTGAATTGAGAAGGGGCTTCAGTTGGAGTGGTTTCCCCCTCCTTTTTCTCATCCTTCTTTACAGATATTTCCTCAGTTCCTTCTTCTGGATTTTCTTCAAGAAAATTAGAAATTAGATTCTGATCGGTTTCTTTTTCTTCAGATGTGATTTCTTCAGGTTTTTTCTCTTCTTTTTTCTCAGTTTTCTTTTCTGTCTTTGCAGGTTTCTCTTCTTCTATAACAGGTTGAAGATCATCTGCATTACCAGCTACTGATTCAGGTGCCATTAAATCTTTAATGAGTTCGGTGTTACCTACACCCATATCCATTGTATCTTCAATACTAAAGAATGAAGGGCTATCAATTTTATTCTCAGCCATATGTAGTTGTTTAATATCAGTTTGTACTGTAAAATTATAATAAAATCAGTTATAAAAAACATGTTTAATGATAAATTACTCTACTTTTGTGGGTAATATAGCATTACTTACTTTTCTTGTTAGCTCTCCCTTTAGCATTCATTTTTGCTACAGCCAGATCATTAGCCATATTAAGTCTTTCATTCTTTAACTTTTCTTTCTCAATATCAAGTTTTTGCTGAGCTGCTCTTGCTTTTTGTGTTATCTCTGCCATCTTAGCTATATGAGTTCTTGTAGCATTTGTTTCTTCGGCAGCAAGTTTTCCTATCTCAAGAACATCTGGAACATTGTTTTGATTAGTGTCTTCGCTTTCCACCTTACCAAATCCTGTAGCCTGAATAATTGCAATCTTCTCTTTACTAAGTCTATCCAATTCTTTCTGATAATTATCGTTCTCCATCTTCTGTTCTGCAATAGCTTGATTCTGTTCTAATAAGGCTTCTGATTGTTTCTGTTGCTGATCAATCTGTTGCTGTTGTTGCTGTTGAGCAGTCTGTTGCTGTTCTATCATCTTATCCCTCAACTCTTTAAAAGTCTTTTTCATTTCTCTTATAGACTTAGTA